ATTATGTTCTCAATAGTATCGTATATGAGGACGGCACATTTGTTAGGTATAAATATAAACATGAAAAAGAATGATATAAAAGAAGGTCCAGTTCAGAGTCATAATCCCGATGAAAGAGTCTGGGAATATGATGGTGATGGTACAAAAATCTACAAGGCAAATCAAGGGTACATTAAAAAAACATTGTATACAAAAGATCATTACTACGGAACTCATTTTTGGAAGAGTAGGGGATGACTGAACAAGTCTATCTAGGAAACCCAAATCTCAAGCGGGCTAACGTTGCACAGTCTTGGACGAAAGAAGAACTCCAAGAATATCAGAACTGCATGGAAGACCCCCTGTACTTCATTCAGAACTACGTCAGGATTGTTTCTCTTGATGAAGGACTTGTGCCGTTTAAGATGTACGATTTCCAGAAGGAGATGGTGGGAACGTTCCACAAAAATCGTTTTACTATCTGCAAACTTCCTAGACAGTCTGGTAAGTCCACAACAATTATCTCATACCTTTTGCACTACGTTCTATTCAATGACAGTGTGAATGTTGCAATCCTTGCGAACAAGGCGGCAACTGCTCGTGACCTTCTTGGTCGTTTGCAGTTGGCATACGAACATCTACCCAAGTGGTTGCAACAAGGTGTTATGGCATGGAACAAAGGTTCCTTGGAGTTAGAGAATGGTTCTAAAATTCTTGCAAGTTCCACTTCAGCTAGTGCTGTTCGTGGTGGTTCATATAACATTATTTTTCTTGATGAGTTTGCATACGTTCCTGCTAACGTAGCAGAACAGTTCTTCAGTTCTGTGTATCCTACGATTTCATCTGGTAAATCAACAAAAGTGATGATCGTCTCCACACCACACGGTATGAATATGTTCTACAAGTTGTGGGTGGATGCAGAAGAGGGACGTAACACATACGTTCCTATTGAGGTTCACTGGTCAGAAGTGCCTGGTAGAGACGAGGCATGGAAGGCAGAGACAATCAAGAATACGTCAGAGGCGCAGTTCAACACAGAGTTTGAGTGTGAGTTTCTTGGTTCTATTGACACACTTATCTCACCATCCAAACTTCGTGTGATGACTTACAGAGAACCCAAACAGTCTAACGCAGGGTTGGATGTTCACATACCTCCACAACAAGGACACACCTACGTCCTCACCGCAGACGTTTCTAGAGGTACTGCAAACGACTATTCTGCATTCTGTGTGTTTGATGTAACACAGATGCCATACAAGTTGGTTGCAAAGTTTAGAGACAACGAACTGAAACCTCTTATCTTTCCTTCAAAGATATACGATGTTGCAAGGGCATACAATCAGGCATTCGTATTGATTGAGGTGAACGATATCGGTGAACAGGTCGCAAACGCAATGCAGTTTGACCTAGAGTATGATAACCTAGTTATGGCATCCATGCGTGGACGAGCAGGACAGGTTCTTGGTGGTGGGTTCTCTGGTGGTAGGGCTCAGTTGGGTGTCAGAACAACGAAGGCAGTCAAGAAGATTGGGTGTTCAAATCTGAAACAATTGGTTGAGGACAACAAACTTATTGTGGAGGATTATGATGCCATCAATGAGTTGTCTACCTTTATTGTGAAAGGACAGTCTTACGAAGCAGATGATGGGTGTAACGATGACTTAGTTGCGTGTCTATTCATTTTTGCATGGATGACAGATCAACAGTATTTCAAGGAACTTACGGACAGTGACATTCGCAAAACTATGATGCGAGAGCAACAGGACTCACTAGAACAGGATATGGCTCCGTTTGGTTTTGTTGTGAACGGATTGGAAGATGAGAATATCGGTGAGATGGTTGACGAGTATGGAACTCGTTGGTCACCTATTGTCAGAGACTATGGTAGTGATTGGTAATCAAACACCCTCACCATATGTGCTCCAATTACAAAATCTACGTTTCAAAAACTCTGTACCCCAACCAATTCCTAAACCAATTAGACTGAGCCAGATTATTCCAGCAAACATTTCTGCAAAATCCATTTCTCCGCCGGTCATGAATATCCAGTTTCCCAAACCATATTTTGCACCTAACATTTCTGCTGCAACCAACAACACCAATGACAAACTACCGCTTGTCCTAAATCCTGCGATTATCGTCGGCATACTATATGGTAAAACTATTTTCCGCAAGGTGGGCCAATAACCCGCACCACAAGAACGAGATGCTTCCACATAGATGGTGGGTGTTCTTATGACAGAATTGTATGCGTTCAATATACTTGGAAAGAACGCACCAATAAAGATAGTTGTTATCTTGCTCAACTCTCCTATACCTAGAAGAACTATGAACAGAGGTAATAGTGCGATTTTTGGAATGGGAAACAAACAACTGACCAATGGCATTGTAAGTTTCTTTACATGGATGTTACTGCCCATGAAGATGCCGATGGTTGTTCCAAACAACATTCCAATTGACCAACCTACAACGAGTCTTAACAAACTAATCCATAGGTTATAAAGAAAATTAGGATCAACTGATAACGCAAAGAAGGTGGTGGTTATATCCCATAAGCCAGGAATATAACCACCCTTTATCAATAGTTCCCATGTGAGTACAACTACAGAAATAGTTACAAGTGCGTGTTTCATTAATCTAGAACAAAATACTTGTTGTCTGGATGACGAGTTGGCAAATTCATTTTTTCCACTAGTAGATTTGTGTATTCACTTAAACGAGGACCAACCGCACTAGGATTACTAATTCCATTCTTCTGTACAAATGGTGTCATAACAAGTTCGTCAATACCATATTGAGCCCTTCTGATTTCAGTATTCACTTTTTTATCTGTGGATACAATTGGACCTTCCAATGCAGACACACTTGCCGCAGGATTTTTGATAAAATCATTTAATAGTTCGCGTGATACTTCACGGAGAACTTTTACCGCTTGTGGGTTTTCTGATGCCCAATCTGCATTTACAGTAATTACTCGGCTCACTGCCATTGGAAAGTGATCACTAAGTTTAAGGATGTTTAACTCGTCAACACCAACCCCTGCCTTTTCCAGATTGAAAAGAACAGATGTCGGAAACCCACCGATAGCATCAACATGTCCAGAAATAAGTGCAGGGACACGGGCAGGCATGTGTGTAGGAACATCCACCCATTTGGCGGATGTTACAGTAGACAGTGCCTTGTTGGTAAAACTAGTGGGATGACTACCAAGTTTACGTCCATTTAAATCATCGAATGTCTTAATACCTGATGATTTAAGTGTAAGTACTGCATTTTGTAACTTGTCATCAACGACAAAGATTGCTAAAACTTTAGGGTCATCTGATTTACTATTAGCAAGAACTACACCACTATAGTCATGATATCCAATATCTGCTCTTCCAGTTGCGAGCGTCAGACCAGATTTATAACTGCCTGGACCCTTTCCTACAAATTCAATATCTAATCCACGTTTAGAAAATGCACCATCTTTGATGCCTTTCAGAAACCAACTGTGGACTCCAAGGGGTCCAGTGTCGATAATAAATTTTGCGGGTGTTGATGCATGAACTGAAGACATGCATAGTAGTAGGGTAAATACCCCATAAATTAATGATTTCATAATGATACTCCTTTATGACTCAAATCACTATAATTATATATAGGTTAAATAAATTCGATTAAATCGTGATGTTTCTTGATATAACAGTTATAACAGAGGATAACTGATTGGTCTATGAGATGAAAGACCTCTTTTCGGCTCTCATCACTTGTACCAACTCTCTTTGATACCTTGCGTATCTCTGCATCATGAGGATAGAACTTGAGACACACATGCTCAGACTCACCACAGTGTCTACAAGATTTATCAACTAGAAACTCTTCCAGAAGTATCTTACGTTTCTGGTAGTTTCTCCTAGATACCTTTTTGATGGTTTCTTTGTATTTCTCGTAATGATCATTCATAGAGTTATTTATATGATATAACACTTATAAATCGACGGTTTGCAAATCGACTTTTTTATAAATAATTTCAGAGAATAACAACTCTTTAACTAAGGAGTAAAACAATGGGATTTCTAGTTTCACATGGCGTTCATGTAAGAGAGATTGATCTTACAAACGTCGTTCCCGCTGTATCAACTTCTATTGGTGCGATTGCCGGTCCTTTCGAAAGAGGTCCAGTTTCTACTGTAACAGCAATCTCATCTGAACAGGAATTGGTACAAGTTTTTGGTAAACCTAACGGTTCAAACTTTGAATTTTGGTTTACTGCATCAAGCTTTCTACAATACGGTGATGCACTACGAGTAGTTCGTGCAGAATCAGGTATTGTAAACGCTGTTGCATCTGGTTCTGCGGTCCTTATTCGGGACACAGACCATTATCTTAACGCATATTCCACTGGACAGGCATCTGTCGGTGAGTGGGCTGCAAGAACTGCCGGTACTTGGGCAAATGGTATTGGTGTTTCCATCTGTGCCACTGCTACCGCATTCGAAGAGAACCTCGGTTCTTCTAACCAGACAACTGGTGAAGATGCTGCTGGTTCAACAACAATCGGTGTTGATGACGGTACTGCCTTTAGTGTTGGTGATCTTATCTCCTTCTCAAGTGCAGATGCATCTTCAGACGCAACACTATTCACATTTAACACTGGTGACGAAGGAAACGAGTACGAAATTACTGCAATTTCTTCAAATGACCTTACAGTTCGTCTAAAAGACGATCCAAACGGTTCTGGTGTTAAGGCAATCATTCCTGATAACAGTTTCATTCGCAGACGTTGGCGTTTCTATGACCTGTTTGATGCTGCCCCAGGCACATCAGATTGGGCCACTGCAAACGGTCGTGGTACTGGGGATGAACTCCATGTTTGTGTTTATGACACAACTGGTGATATCACTGGTTTCGACGTAGATGTTGCTGGTAACCGTACAAACGGTATTATTGAAGTGTTTGCCAACCTGTCTAAGAACCCTGTTGCAAAGACTGCACAGGGTGGTGGTAACTACTATCCAGACGTTATCTTCCGTCAGTCTAACTACATCTACTGGATGGATCACACATCTGCTGGTACAAACTGGGGTACGGATACAACTTCAGCATACACTGCTGTCAATGCACCTGTTGTGGTTACTCTTAC